AGATCACCTTCCGTGTGATGAAGATTACCGACATCCGCGACTTCACGCTTGCCGCCAGTCCGGCCTATCCTCAGACCGATGTGGATGCCCGGGAAATCTTTCACGAAGTGAAAGATGACGAAGTACGAAGGACGAATGACGAAGGACGAAGGGACGATGACCATGAGCGGGAGTTGGAGATTCGTCGTGAGATTAAGGAACTACGCGAGAAGGCTGCTGCCATCTTGCGTTCAAAATAACATTTTGTTTAACCATCAATTTTTCAAGAAATGAAGAAAGAAAAGTTTGATTTCAAGGCAGCCTTCGAGCGTGAATCAGAAATCAAGGCTCGCCTCGGTGAGATTGCTAATGCAATGGAAACCGAAAAGCGTGAATCGACCGATGCTGAAAAGGCAGAGGTAAAGGAGTTGATGCGTGAGTTCGACATCCTTGAGATGAAGATCAACGCCAACAAGGCAACTGCCACCATGCGCAGCCTGGAAGAGGCAGAGGACATCAACGCCCAGATGCGTGAGGCTCTGAATCAGGGCAAGCGTTTCGAGCTCATCATTGAGCGCGATGCTGAGACCACAGCTAACATGTTTGTGAACGGTACCACCGGTATCAACAGCATCAAGCTGACGACAGAGGCTATCGTGAAGGCCCTCTATCCCAAGACCCTTCACCAGGTGCTTGGCATTCCATTCCGCACAGGCTTGGAGGGCGACTACCAATGGCCCGTCATCGAGACCGTTCAGGCTACCCTCGTAGGTGAAGGCGTTCCCCTTGGCGATGCTAACATCCCCATCGGTTTGCTCCGTGCGAACCCCAGACGCATTGGTATCACCGTACCTGTGACTTCCCAGGCCATCAACAAGTCGGCTGGTCTGATTCAGACCGTCGTGCTTGAGAGTGCTCCTGAGGCTATCGCCCAGATGATGAACAAGATTATCTTCCAGCCCACAGCTGTAAGTCAGTCTATTGCCATCAGCGGTCCTTTCGTCTCTCCGAAGAGCGGTCACGCCACGACCTACGTGCACAGTGGAACTCCCACCTATCTCGACCTGATGAACCTCGCAGGCATCGTTGCCGGTGAGAACGTCATCTTCGACGGCACAGAGGCCTACGTGATGAACGCAGCCATGTTCTACACCCTGAAGGCCACTCCACGTGCTGCCGGTCAGATGGGCTTCATCATCGACGACAACAACCGCATCGGCGGTATTCCAGTGTTCATCTGCCCCTGGATCGGTGCAGGCAACATCGGCTTCGGTATTTGGAAGTACTGTCCTTCTGCTCTGTTCGGCAACTTCCGTCTGGTTGTTGACCCATACAGCGAGGCTACGAAGGATCAGGTTCGCTTCACCCTCAACGTTGACTTCGACTGCACCGTTCTCCGCAAGGAGGCATTCGCTTTCCTCAGTGAGGCTGCGTCCTAAACGAAGGACGAAGGACGAAAGACGAAAGACGAAAAACGAAGGACGAAGGACGAAGGACGAAGGACGTTTAATCTCGTGAACTGAAATGGCATACGTAAGTCTGGCAATCTTCAAGAAGCAGGTCCATGCAGAGGACTTCACGGAGGATGACGAGTATTTGCAGACCCTCCTGGATGCAGCTGAGTCTCATATCATCCGCAGTACGAACCGTACTGAGGCAGAGCTCAAGGCTATGTCAGATGAGGCCAATACCCTCCCTCGTGAGCTCCGCATGGCCACGCTGATGCTTGGAGGCCACTGGTATAATCAACGCGAAGCAGTGAGCGGCACACAATATCATGATGTGCCGCGCACGCTCGACGCGTTGGTGAAGCCATTCCGGAAGCTGGTGAGTACTGGGGAAGAGAGCTCGGAGAGTTCTGAGAGTTCTGAGAATTATGAGAGTTCTGAGAATTATGAGAGTTCTGAGAATTATGAGAGTTCTGAGAGTTCTGAGAACCAGGAACTAGACGGCTGATATTAATTGAGAACTGAGATGATAGCAGGAAGGTTGAATGAACGGGTTACGCTTTACGCGCCTACCACCTTGACGGATGAGTACGGCCACGTGAAGAAGACCTACACCGAAGAACAGTCGGTAGCTGCCGAGGTGCGCTGGAAGACGGGTACCACCGTTGACGACACGCCTGAGATTGTGGCCACCACGCGTATAGAGGTGCTTATCCGCGATGCCATCACTGTCGAGCGCGAGTGGCGTCTGGGTTACCAGAACGACACCTATCACATCGATGCTGTTGAGCATAACCGGAGAAAGGGATTCAAGCGGCTTTTCTGTGACCGAGTTAACGACTGAGGATAATGGGAGCATTTGCAGAGCAACTGAAGGCCGCACAAGGCAGAGGCAGCACGAATGACGTGATTGTCGATGACAAGAAGCTGCAGAGCCTGCTGTTGAAGCTCAACAGTAAGGAAGTGGACACGGCAACCCGCCGCGCCCTCCTGAAAGGAGCCCGCATTCTCCAGAAATCGACACGCAAGGAGCTGAGGACGAAGGTGAAGGGAACCAACAAGCGCAAGTTCCCGACCTGGAAGACGATGCAGAGCGGCGTGAAGGTTTCCTCAGCCCATGACGACATCAAGGTTCACATCATGGGCGAATTCAGGCTCAGGCTTTTCGAACTAGGCACGCAAGGTCGTGAGCGCAAGTTCTGGAGTAAGGAGAAGGGAGTCAGATACAAGTCAGGTACTTTCGGTACCGGCAAGATCGAGGCCACCCACTTCTTCCAGACCGCCCAGCAGGTATCATCCCAGCGCATCTTCGCCCAGATGGACGGTATGATAGGTAACGAGATAGACAAGTTAGCAAGATGAGAACAGATATTTTAGGTATAGGCTCAGCCATCCGTGCTCTGCTGGTATCCGACCAAGACCTTCAGGAAGCCATCGAAGGCCGCGTCTATCCCCTGGTAGCAGAGGAGAACGCCACCTTCCCCTTCCTGTGTTACGGTCTGTTGGGTGTGAGACCTGACGAGACGAAAGACGGTAAGTATGCTTTTGGCGACACTGCCACCGTAGGTGTACTGGTAGCCACAGAAACCTACAAGGAGAGCGTGGATCTCTCTATCCTGGTTCGCAGTGTGCTGACCAAGTTCGAGGGTGTGGTCAGTGACTATCATATCAGTTCCATCACTCTCTCAGATGCTACCGACGACTATACCGACGGTGCATTCTACAGGAATCTGACATTTGAAATCGAAACCGAAAATTAGATTAGAATATGAGTAAGATTAAAGGCGGTGACATGATGTTGTTTGTCCAGGGCGTATCTATCGCCTTTGCAACATCGCACACATTGACGATCAACGCTGAGACCACCGATACCTCCAACAAGGATGAGGGTGCCGGGGGCTGGCGTTCAGAGGAAGTGAATATCCTCAGCTGGGAGGCAACCACCGAGAACCTCTGTGGTTCCGGCGAGGGTAAGAACTACGATGACCTTGTTTCCCTGATGCTCGCCAAGCAGCCCATTGCGGCTGTGTTCGGCGTGAAGACAGAGAGCGGCGAAAATGTTCCCACTGGCGGCTGGCATGGCAGCGGCTTCAGCGGTAACGTGCTTATCACCAGCATTGAGATCAATGCGCAGAACGGTGAAAATGCCACTTTCACAGCTACCTTCACCGGTGTGGGTCCCTTGACTCCCAGCGGCAGCGGCGGCGGCGGCAACGGTACCACCTGATCAGCTGATTTAGCGGCATGACTTTTCATGGGCAGGTGGTTTTGGCTGCCTGCCCATTTTTCATTACAGAATTATAGAAGCTATAGATATTCAAAATGGCAAAGAGAGATTTTGTTGTCAGCTTTAAGTTGCTTGACAAGCAATTTAAGAAGGGCGTCGCAGGGTTGAGGACCTCGATGCAGCAGTTGCGTGGCTTTGCCATTACGGCTCTGTCGGGACTTGGTATTGCCAATTTCGGCCGGTCGATGATTGAAGCCGGAAAGAATTTCGAGAGCGGCATGGCCCGGGTGAAGGCTGTGACCAATGCCACTCAGCAGCAGATGAAAATGATGAGTGACGAGGCCGAAAGGCTTGGCGCCACCACTAAATATTCCGCCAGTCAGGCAGCCGGTGCACTGGAGAACCTGACGCGTAACGGCCTGACGGCTGAGCAGGCCACCAAGGCCCTGAGCAAGACCCTGCAGCTTGCCCAGGCCAACAGCATTGAGTTGGCTGAGGCTGCAGACCTCGCCACCAATGTGATGAACGGTTTCGGCCTCAGCGTGGATCAGTTGGGACGTGTGAACGACAACCTGTCGTCCACCGCCTCCCACTCTGCCACCAACGTGCTTGAGTTGGGTGAGGCCGTGAAGAACGTTGCCCCGCTGGCCAATAACTGCGGTATTAAGATAGAAGAGGTGTGTGCTGCCTTGGGAACCCTCGCCAATGTTGGTATCAAGGGAGCCGATGCCGGTACCGCCTTGAAGCAGGTGCTGATAGGCCTCTCCTCGGAGACGCCCAAGGGTGTAAAGGCCATGGCCCAATATGGTCTGAATATCAATCAGGCCACCATCGCTGCCGACGGACTGGAAGGAACACTGAAGAAGTTGGCAGAGAGCGGTATCGGTAAGGATAACCAGGCACTCGCCGACGTGTTCGGCCGCCGAGCCTTTGCCGGAGCCGCTGCCGTTATCAACAACTACGAGAAGTTCATCAGCCTCAACAAGACCCTGCAGCAATCGTCTGGTGAGACTGAGCGTATGTTCGGTCAGGCAGCCGGAAAGATGGATGCCGCCATCAAGGGATTGCAGAGTGCCTGGGAAGCCCTGATGATCTCCATCTTCAGAAATGGCGAGGGCGGTATGGTCGGTCCCATCAACGCCATGAGCGATGCTATTCGCGGTGTGCGCAATAATATCGACACCGTTATCAAGGTCGTGAAGGGTGCAGCCGTCTTTGCCGTTATCGCCAAGGGCGTTGCCACCCTGAAGACACTCTGGTCATCCTATACGGCCGGTATCCTGATGAACGTGGAGCGCACAGCTGCAGCCAGGGCCAACGCTGAGAAGCTGCAGACCTCGCTGGAGGCACAGCAGGCCGCTATCCGTGAGAAGATTGCCGAGGCTGAGGGTATGCAGAAGCGCGCTCTGATGGTGCAGCTCAATGCCACTGCCAAGCAGATGCAGGCTAACCGGACGCTGATGGAGAAAGCCGCTGCAGCAGAACGCACGGCCATTGAGCGTGCAGCAGCCATGCAGACAGCCGGTGTGTGGGGAAAGGTGACGATAGCCTTGAAGGGTGTCGGTATGGCTTTGAAAGCCGCTTTTTCCACGACCATCATCACAGCTGCTATCACCGTTGTGATGGAACTGGCCTCGAAGCTGTATGGTGTGGTGAAGCGCAGCAACGAGATTAAGAACATCTGGAGCGACTACAAGAAGGAAGCTGAGAGTGTTACCCATACCCGGGAGATTGCCGAGCTGAAGCAGCTGCAGGAAGAGTATAACGGAGCCGCCAAGGGCAGCGAATACCGTAAGCGCCTGGAGAAGCAGATCGTCGACAAGATCGGCGACACACAGATAGCCGCCAACAAATACAAGACCATTGAAGAGCAGATCAATGCGAAGATCAAGAAGCGCATTGAGCTGTTGGAAGCTGCTGCCAAGACCGAGTTCTACACCAAGAAGAAGGTAGAGCAGGAAGACAAGAAGCGTCAGCTGCTGGAGAAATACGACGACAACAAGAAGCACTACAAGGTCTTCACCAACCGCGAAGGCAAGGTTGTCAGTAAGCGTGAGGAGAATGCCCAGGAGCGTGAGCAGCGACTGTTGAACACTGCCCGCGAGAAGGCAGCTGACAAGCAGGTGACGACCCGCAAGCAGGTGCAGGGTGCCTACTTAGGCAGCTACGAATACAAGGACGTGAAGGAGACCCGTCGCGGTGACGAGACTGCCAAGCTCGACCTGAAAGAGATCACCCAGCTTGACCGTACCATCAATGATGCCACCAAGCAGGTGAAGGAAAACACCAAGGCGGTTGTGATGGGAGAAAAACCCGTTGATACCGGAGGTTCCGGTGGTGACGGAGGTTCCGGTGGTTCCGGGGGTTCCGGAGGAACCGGAAAAAGCGGGAAGAAAGGAAAGGGCGGTAAGGAAGAGCCTATCTTCCGCGAAAACGCTGAGACCATCAAGGAGATGGAGGATAACGTGGAGGCACTGGAAGCCAAGCTCAAGAACCTGAAGCCCAATACCGAAGAATACAAGGCTACTACGGCAGAGCTGAAGAAATGGAAGGACACGCTTGACGCTGTGCAGAATTCGATGCCAGAAGGAAGCATGGCCTCCAACGACAAGAATATCTCTGCTTTGGAAGAGCAGATGTCGCTGACTGTTGACCCTGCCTCGTTGTATGCCATTCAGACCCAGCTTGACAAATTCAAGAAGGCCAATGAAACGTTGCAGCTCCGCATCGACTACAATGCCGCGGATATATCCGGAGCATTCAAGAAGGGTGCACAGCTGGTGCCTGAGCTGAAGTTCCCGACGAGTGACGAGATCAGTGCGAAGATGCAGGGTGTGACCGAGGCCATCAACGCCTCCTGGCTCAAAGCAAAGGAGAAGCAGCAGGCCCAGCAGGGTGCCATGTTGGAAGCCACTCAGCAGTTTGCCTCTGGGATGAGCAGTCTGGGCAGTGCCTTCGAGATTCCTGAGCTCAATGCAGCAGGTGTCATCGCCCAGGCCGTAGCCAATATCATCATGAGTTTCTCTACCGCAGCGCTGCAGGCCTCCTCGCTGGGTCCCTGGGGTTGGATAGCCTTCTCACTGGCTGGTATTGCTCAGGTAGCCGCGATGGTTGCATCCATCAAGAACATGGGTACGTTTGCTAACGGTGGAACCATCGGCGGTCACAGCTATACGGGAGACAAGCTGCTGGCCCGTGTGAACTCAGGTGAGCGCATTCTCCCGGCTAAGAAGGCTGAGGAGCTCGACGACGCACTGGCCAACGGTGTTGGCATGGGCGGACAGGTGGACTTCATTATCCGCGCAGACAAGTTGTATGGTGTGCTGAAGAACTATACGGACGTGGCCGGGAAGACGAAGCGTGTGACGAAATTCCAGTAGACGATGACGATGACGTTTTGAGCCCCTTGATAAGGGGCGGCTCTAAAGCAGGGTTTTATTAAATGGTACACAGAGGCACAGAGACACAGAGGTTTTTTGACTATGACTATGACCTAGGCGGGTAGGCGGATAAACGGGTAATAAAAAAATTAGAATATGATTACAGGAGAATTCAGGGATAAGAACGACGTACTCTACCGGGTGGAGATCGGCGTGGCTGCTAACCTTACCATCGGTGAGGATAGCGGTTTGGAATTTGGCGATGATCCCGTGAAGATTACTTGTGACATCGAAGACTCGTTTGAGCATGTTATCCGGCAGAGTGCCACCGTTACGCTGAAGACGAAGGACTACATTGGCGGACAGTTGTTTGCCAATAATGCCCGTGACGTGACTGTCAAGATCTTCCGTGCAGGCGTGAACATTTTCTCCGGCTATGCAGAGCCCTGTTCGTTCTCCCAGCCCTTCGTAACCATCTACGATGAATTTACCATCAACTGCACCGATGCCCTGTCGGTGCTTGACTACAGCAACTATAAGGACGTGACTGCCGGCAGCTACGGGACTGTGCATACGGCAGCAGGTATGCAGACATTCCTGCAGATCCTGACGGATATCTTCCATGATATCCTGACGGATACCGGCGGCAGCGTTTTCTATGATAACTCGAAAGGCATTTCCTCCGGCCATGAGAGCACCCTGTTCTCAGACCTGAGCATCAGCGAGCTGGTGATGCTGGGAGAATCGTATGACGATGTGTGGACGCGTCAGCAGACCCTTGAGGAGATGCTCCGGTATCTGAACCTTCATGTCTTCCAGAAAGGCCCGGACTTCTACATCTTCGACTGGGATTCCCTGAAGCAGGGCGTGAGTTCCTGGAGTGCGCTCATCGGCAGCAGCGGCACCAGCTACAGTCCGCTGACCACTCCCATTCTGAACACCTCGCATTCCTCTGACGTGTCGGATATCTCCATCTCTGACGTGTACAACCAGATACAGATAGAGTGCAATGTGATTGCTCAGGATGTGGTCATCACCTCCCCGCTTGAAGATGAGGACCTTATCAGCGCCTTCGCCAGTAGCGGAAAGGTGAAGTACCTGACCGAGTTCATATCAGAGGGTAACGGTGAGACCGCCTGGGAAGCCTTCCAGAATATGGTTGCCGGTAACGCTACCAGCTATGAGGGTGGCAAGCAGGTAGACTGGTATGCCCAGATACTGAAGAGCGTTTCCTGGAACCTCTATAAGAGCAACAACGTGAAGATGGACACCCTCTTCAGCGGCCGTCAGACCGACGTGTTGAAATACCTGGAACAGAACAGGCTCACACCATTGCTGGTGAGCATGGGTAAGGTGGAGAAGCAGGTGGACACCACCGACAACTCCCTGACGTCGAAGATAGACATGAGCAGCTACCTGGTTATCTCTGTGAACGGCAGCTACCGGAACGAGGAGGTGGAGGTGGAGGCTAATGTGCATCCTTCAGACAGTGACATCAGCGGAAAGAATTACGCGCACGGACTTGTGGAGTTTATCGGCGGCAATGCCGGCGGTGCCTTCTCTCCCGTGGATGATGAGACCACCAACTACCTTGTCTTCTCAGGCAAGCTCTGTCTGATGCCTCTGCAGTGGGAGACCGACAGATTTAAGGCCTGTCAGAACCAGTCGCCTTCCGGTGAAGATCTGACCGCAGGATACGAGTTTCATCATACCGTCCCGTCGGATAAAAACAGCTACGGACGATACTATACCCGGAAGTTCTATACCAATGACTCGGAGAACAGTTTCCTGACGTCCGGCAAGTCGCTGCATCCCTTCACGGAAGACAAGAGCAGCCATCAGTTGCAATATAACTACTCAGGTATCGGTGACGGTACCGACCGCATGAGTAAGCTGGCCATCCTGGAGTGCGAACTTATCATCGGTGATAAGCGCTGTGTGGAGATTAACATGGACGCTAGCGGTAACTCTGAGTTCGTGTGGGTGGATAAGAACTCCGGTGTGGAGCAGACCTACGTGGACGAGAACGGCCGGAGGCAGACCTATCTGAAGAAGACCTTCTCCCTGGGTGTCAATCCGAAGATAGGCGACTACATTGTAGGTGACGAGTTCCCGCTTCAGAACACCATCAGCTATACGCAGAACATCGACGCCGAAGGAACGGCCATCCCCATCAAGATGAGCGACCACCTGAGCGGCAGCGTGGAGTTCCGGATACTGGGTCCTGTCAATCAGACCTGGAATGACGTTACCAGAAGACATCCGAGTTTCTGGCGGCATACGTCATGGGGAGAGGCTTCGATGAGCGTGCTCTCCCACACAGAGAACATTTGGATAAAAGACTTTGAGTGCAAGATATACACCGATGCCGGCGGCTCCACTTCGAAGAATAAGAACCTGTGCTACTGCTCGAACATGACGCAGAAGTACATCTCGTCGAAAGACGACATCACCTTTGAGCTGGTGACGCAGCTGACCGCTGATGAGGCTAACAGTATGGGTGTGACGACAGCTACTCCGCTGAATGCCGTCATCAACACCTCGACGCGTCTTGGTCAGACCTCTCTCTATAATGCGCGGACTGGCGAGACGGCTAAGGCTGAGGAGCACTATGTTAATCAGTATTACCAGGCTTACTCGACGCCTAAGCTCATCTATGAGCTCGACGTGCACGATGACGCTACTGTTGACTTCCGGAATAAGTTCATGAGCTCTGTGCTGGGTAAGACCTTCTTTGTGATGGGAATGAGCAGGAGTTTGCGTTTTGCGCAGGCACATCTGAAGCTGAAGGAGGTATGACGAAGGACGAAGGACGAAGGACGAAGTGACTATGACTATGACGATGACGATGACGAAGAACGAAGAACGAAGAACGAAGGACGAAGGACGAAGTGACTATGACTATGACTATGACATAGGCGGATAAGCGGATAGGCGGGTAGATAATATAATGGAGAAATAATGATATCGATAGTAAAATACGCAAAGGATAAGGGGAAGGGGAGCAGCTCTGGCGGCGGCTCCACGACCATCATCAACGGTGGCGGTTTTGCGGGTACCACCAATAACTTCACGGCCACTATGGCCGAGGTGGCCAAGAACCTGACATCAGACTCCCCTGTGTGGAAACTCATCGACCAGAAGGACGCTGCCATTCTGCAGCAGGCTGTTGCGAAGGCTACGGCTGCTGCAGCTGCCAATTTCCTGTCGAAGGTTGACGATGACACCGCCCTGGGCGTGATTACCTTTGCCGCCGGATTGATATCAAAGGCTGAGGCCTATCTGGAGGGCGGTGCCTCCTTTGGTGAGTTCGTGCAGGGTCTGAGCGGCGGTCAGATAGACGACCAAGGCAATGCAGAGCTGGAGTCGCTTATTGTGAGAGATTCCATCGTGGTTCCCAACCTGACGGTGACGAAGGCTGCTCACTTCTTCAAGCTGGTTATCGATGAGCTGAAGAGTATCGGCGGTCAGATTATTGTTACGGCTGCCAATGCCACCCTTGACAAGGTGGTGCCCTATACTTCCAGCCACGATGTTGCCGAAGCCGGTGACACCGTTGCTTACTACCGCTGTTACTTCCGGGCGAAGGAAGGTGACGAAGCCGGTGCGAAAGCCATCCATAACCAGTTTGCTGCCGGTGACCAGGCCGTGTGTATGACCTTTGACACTGCAGAGGGTACGTCTTATAACATCAGTTCTAAATATTACTGGAGATATGTGCAGAATATCGGCACGGAGACGCTGACGGAAGAGGACGGTTCGACCAATGACTACCACTATATCGATCTGAGCAATACGAACTGTGACGCCAACTCCAGCGTTCCCGAAGTCGGGGATGCCGTGGCACAGTTGGGTAACCAGTCGGATACCACCCGTCAGAATGCCATCATCATCTCAGCCTATCAGGGAATTGACGCGACTGTTGCCGCTCCCAGCATCGTACAGTATAAAGGCATCAATAACTATAACCTGAGCAACCACAAACTTAACGTCATTGCCGCCAATGGGAATGTGTTCAAGGGTTCGTTCTTCACAATCAACGGGACGAATGAGGTCAACATTGAGACCCTGATATCCGGATTGGAGGACCAGATCAACGCCGTTAACCAGCAGGTGGACAACAAGTTCATGATGTGGTACGGGCATGGTGAGCCCACGCTGAGCAACGAGCCCGCCTCTGAGTGGACCACTAACGCCATGAAGGATGAGCACCTGCAGGATATCTATTTCGACCTTGACCGGGAAGCCACGAGCAGCGGCGGCAATGCCTACCGTTTTGTGTATGACTCCACCAACGGCTACCACTGGGAGCTGATCACCGATGAGCACACGCTGATGGCGCTGAATAAGATTGCCGATGTCGCCTCAGACGGTAAGCTGACGGGAGGCATGGAGAAAACCCGTGTGTACATAGAATGGCAGGCAGCCATCCAGGACTACCTGAAATACAAGGGACAGGCTGCTGCCATGGGCATTGACTATCTGACGAGCAACGTGACCCCATGGGCTGACTATGTGGATGCGCTGAATGACCTTGGCACCTACCTCAACGCCGGCACAGACTGGGATATCGCAGACTGGGATGTAACGGGTGGCAGTCCCACCTCGGACAGTGCCACGCCGGCATGGATCAAGGCCGCTAACCGCGATACGACAACAGTCATCAATGCCAACTATTACCGTCTCTACTGGAACACCTATTATGAGAAGCTGGCCGCCCTGCTGGGTGCGATGGGAATTGAAACGTACAACTATGCCGGTCAGAAGGCGAACATCTTCGTGACGACTTACAACGACGCTGTTCCCCACCCCACTGCTCCTTACAAGGCCGGTGACCTGTGGCTGCATACGCTTGCCAACGGTCAGCAGGTGATGAAGATTGCCCAGACGACGCGTACGGCCTCCCAAGGTTATGTGGCTGCAGACTGGTTGGACATCACCAGTGTGGTGATGAAGGAGGATATCCGTTTTAACCTGGTGCAGTTGCTTGATGAGCTTCTGAAGCTGTCGGTCTTTACGACGGCCTTTGCCAGTGTCAGCAGTCTGGCGCTGTATCTCTGTGACACCGTTGACAAGCCCGACCATTACGGCTTTGACGGTGACGACGTGTATCTGCTTGTGGATAACGGGAGAGGCGGTACGTCGGAGAGCTTCGTCACTCCGAATCTGGGTGACATGATGTCCTACGGCACCGCTGTGTATCAGTACCAGCGGGTGACTATCGGCGGTGTGACCTCCAACAAATGGGTGGATCTGCAGCTAAACAGCAGTACCCTGTCACTGACGCTGCTGGCCATCCTCGGTAAGGTGGGTTCCCGGAAGCAGACTATCTACAAGACGCTTACGGGGTCAGGTATGTCGAAATATGACGTATGCTGTCAGTCGGTGACATTCCAGACGGCCCTGACGCATAAGACTATCACCGTGGATGCCTACCGGTATTACTACTATAACGGTGGTGCATGGGAGCCCATCAGCGACAACGAGACGTACGCCTTCATCAAGAACCTGGGCAACGAGATCTGTGCTGCCGTTTTTGATGCGAATGGCGGGTCGCAGGTAGATATCAATAAGAATGCTATTTCGGCGCTGACATCGCGCATGACGACTGTCGAGGGTAATCAGGTGACCTTTGCCTCAGAACTCGCGACGAAGGTTGATGAGGACGACGTGGAGGCCAGGGTGCATGCCTATGCAGTGGATTCTAACGGTAACAAGTTGTCGGAGGCTTCTTTCGCCGCATGGGTGACTACGGTCACGGAGGGCGGTCGTACCTATCTGCAGAGCGGTGTCGATGTGAAGGCCAACCAGATACACCTCGAAGGATATACGACCATCAACAACGGATTCTCCGTGGATGCGAATGGTAATGCCACGATGAATGATGCCGTCGTGAACGGAACCTTTACTAACGGCACCTTCAATGAGACTACCCACAGGAGTTCGTTTGGCGTTTTCCTGAAGAACGTCGCTACGATTACCTCTCAGCGGAATGACTATCTGAGCGGTTCGACAACCCGCGGAGGACTTGTCTCCATCTTCGGACGCAGTGGTGTCAATGACCCGAGCAACACCTACCGCGGTCTCTACTGTGAGGGAGAGGCAGAGATTCAGGGTGTGACCCAGCTGTTGCGGTCGAATGCCAACAAGAACAACAGTTCGGTGAATGCGCTCATCGTGGAGGGTGTCGATAACAAGGGTAATGATACGGTGGCCGGTAGCCTCAACGCTAACGGTGCCCTCAATGTGAACGGTGCCTTGAACCTTGCGGGCTGTCTGAAGACAAGCAACTTCACGCTGCCACAGAGTCCTTCCAACGGTCAGACCTATATCTTCAAGGCGAAGAACGGTGAGACAGTGAAGGTGTTTAATCCCTATCATGCCATTATTAACGGTAGTAATAATTCGAATGCGGTGGCAGCCGGTTCTGAATTTGACACGGGAGGCTATACCGTGATGCTGATCTTCTCTTCCTATCATAATGCGTGGCTAATCATGCAATCCAACTAAGTCCTAAGCTATGGCAGACAGCAATCCGAAAGATATCAATGTGCGGATCATCAGTAAGCGGGTGATGGAAGGCGGCTGCGTGGGCGTCCAGGTGATGCTGCTGGAGTCGTCGATGGATGAACTTGCGTCGGATGAGCTGCCTCACCTGCTGCACGGGTTGGGACTTACTGACTATGCGAAGGATACGGGTGTGACGAGCGGATTTGACTATGCGTTTGACCTGGTGTTTGACTAATGCGACGATGACGATGACGATGACGATGACC